GGCGGTATCGGTCGGTGGAATTCCACACCTTCGGTCCGTAAAACCCGCCGCAGTCGCCGCAGACGATCATCGACGAAAACGGACTTCTGCAGCTATATGCTCTGCCCATTGCTTTACGCCGCAACATTTCTTCCTGTACCCTGTCCCAAACGTCCGGCGGGATGATCGCTTCGTGGCTGTTCCGCACATAATACTGCGGCACCTCGCCCTCGTTGCGTTTGCTTTTCTTTTGCAGATAATCCACGGTGAATTTCTTCTGTAACAGCGCGTCGCCTTTGTACTTTTCGTTTGTCAAAATACTGCGAATCGTGCTGGCCGACCACACGGTTTTGCCCGCCGGCGTCGGCACACGCACTTCCGTCAATTCCCTTGCAATCGCGGACGGCGTCATGCCGTAGAGGAACAATTGATAGATCCATCTCACGACCGCTGCCTGCGCGATGTTCACGACGGGCGGCGCGTCTTTTGTTTTGCCCCGGTCATAGCCGAGAAAATGTTTGTACGGCAGGATCAGTTTGCCGTCCGCAAAACGTTTGCGCTGTCCCCAGGTCACATTTTCGGAAATGGATCGGCTCTCTTCCTGCGCAAGCGACGCCATAATCGTCAGCAGCAGTTCACCTTTGCCGTCAAACGTCCAGATATTCTGCTCCTCGAAATAGACCTCAACACCGTGATCCTTCAACTCCCTGATCGTTACAAGGCTGTCAACCGTATTTCTCGCAAATCGGCTGACCGACTTTGTCACGATCAGATCGATCTTCCCGGCAAGAGCATCCTGCCGCATTTGGTTGAAGCCGTCCCGATGCGCCGTGCTCAAACCGGAAATACCCTCGTCCGTATAGACGTGTACAAACTCCCAGTCCGGGTTGCGGCGGATGTATTTTTCGTAATAATCGACCTGCGCGGCGTAGCTGGTATACTGCTCATCTTTGTCCGTGGACACGCGGGCATAACCGGCAACGCGGCGCTTCTTTGCCTGTGCGACCGGCACGGATGTAAACTTATCCTTGGTCGCCGGAATTTGCGTTACGATCGGCATGGTATCTTGACCTCGCTTTCTGTTTCATTTCGTCCGTCCAACTGTCGCGTCGGGAACGGTCTTGCCATTGTTTTGTAATTGTATCTCCGTTGCGTAATTCAAAACACAATTCGTTCTCATTGTAAATATGTATTTTTTCGATTACTTCTACATTGATTTCTGAAACATATTTTGATAGGATTTCTTCAGGCACAGCCTTTGCCGGGCATGCTGTTTTGCCCTGCATACTGTATGTGTTGCAAATCCAGACCGGTTTGCTGTGACGCTGTTTTCGCCGGCATCGTTTGCCGCAAATTCCGCAGAAGACTTTGCCGGAAAAATCGGTTGTATTTTGTCTTTCCGGCTTCATATATTTTTCGGAGCGTTTCTGCATTTCACGCTGCGCCGCGTTGAACGTTTCTTCTGACACGATCGGTTCATGCGTCTGCTGTGCGTGGAACATCGGTTTTTCGCCCGTGTTCTTTCGATATTTTTTCGTGATGTAACTCTCGGTAAATGTGGTCTGCAAAAGCAGGTTTCCCGTGTAGGAATAATTGTGCAGAATCCACAGCACTGACGCGTGGTTCCAATCGTTTCCGTTTCGTGTTTTCGCACCGGTTTCGTTCAGTTTTTTGGCGATTGCCATATATCCCATGCCGGATAAATACCACTCGAAAATCTTCTTAACTATTTCGGCTTCGTCGGGCTTGACAACATACTTGCCGTCCTGCAGACGGTATCCGAAAACCGTTCCGTTCCACGGGATCCCGGCTTCGAAGTTTTTGCGGATGCGCCACTTCATATTCTCGGAAACGGAACGGCTTTCTTCCTGCGCAAATGACGCAAGGATCGTCAGCATCAATTCTCCCGCCGCGCTCATCGTGCGGATGCCCTGCTCTTCAAAGCAGACGTCCACGCCGAGCGTTTTCAGTTCCCGCACCGTAGTCAGCAGAGTGACCGTGTTGCGCGCAAAACGGGATATGGATTTCACCAAGATTTGGTCGATCTTTCCCGCACGGCAGTCGGCGAGCATTTTCTGAAACGCCGGGCGATTCTCTTTTGTGCCGGTGAACGCTTCGTCCGCATATACGCCGCAGAATGTACATTCCGGATTTCCGCGAATCAGCTTTTCGTAGTAATCCGCCTGCGCTTCGAGCGAATGCAGCATCGCGTCTTTGCCGCATGATACACGGCAGTATGCAGCTGTGCGCAGCTTCTTTTTCTCTTTGTTTTCAAATACAATTTGACGGATTTCCCGCTCCATATCCGCACCTCCCCACGGTCGAGTTTACCTCAGTTTGCAAGGGTTATCAACCCGCTATACAGCACAATCATCTGCGGTATAGCGGGCTGATATTTGTTCAATTTACGCCGCCCGTTTTCGGGCGAGATCGTAGCACTTCCGGCTGCAGTATTTTTGTCTTTCGTTCCGGTGCGCGATGAATTCCGCGCCGCAGTACAGACAGGTTTTTCTGCATACGGCTCTGTGCGTGATGCGCTCCGGATGCTCATTCCACCAGCGCAAACGGCACTTGTCCGAGCAGAACTTTTTCTCCTTGCGGTGCGGCGTCTGTGTGACAGGCTTTCCGCATTGCAGGCAGACGTTCTGCGCTTCGACCGGATGCCTGCGCAGATACGATTTGACCGTATTGACCGGCAAACCGGTTTCGCCTGCGATCTGTGCGCAGGTAAACTGCTTTGCTCGTAATATCTGGATTTGTGTCATTTCGTTTTTTGTCATTAGCATTTCTCCTTAGCGCATCAAAGGTTTCGTGAACGCAGCAGCCGTTCCATCGTGTCGTCCTGCGGCGTTACGCCGTAATCGGCGACGGCGTTTTCCTTGACAATCTGAAAGATCTGCAGCCACGCCTGGTTCGTCTGCTTCATAAATGCCTGTGCCATCGAGACATACGGCGAAGCAATTGCCGCGCCCGTGGTCGGGTGCTTTGCAAGAAATCCGTATTCGGAGATTGCTTCCTCACACTGTACCCATCGGGATACGCTCATGGCGTACTGCTCCACAAGCTGGGGATTTACGTATTTGTCACATCCGCGGTCCGCAAGCCAGCGCCACGTGGTGTTGTAGACTTCTTCGGCGCAGGTGTCTCTGCCGTCCTTCTGGCGGCGCATCATATACTCTTTCGGCGGTGGGACGTTCACGCCCTCCAGAGCAGGCGCGTCCGGCAGGGATGCTTTACCCTCAAGAACCTTGTCTTTGAGCGGCTTCGGTTTGCGTCCCGCACCGACCCTCGCACCGCCGCGATTGGTGCCGTCTTTAGCCAAAAAAAACACTCCATTCTATAGTTTTTTTGAAAACAATCAAACGTATATTCTCGTAAAAGCGTTGATAGATAAGGAATTCGCATGGGGTTAATACCCCGTTTGAAATCCGCTTTGCGTACGCGTTCCCCTGCGGCGTTGTGAGAGCCGTTCGGAGACAGAGATTTGACCTGCCCCCATAGGCTGTCAACGCCTTATGTATCAACGGTTTGAGCGTTTCGGTCCCATTGATGGTCTATCCGTCCGGACGCGGGAGCGACCAAACACACGCTGTCGCCCTCCGGAACGGTATTCTGTTTCGCATACTATTTCACCATCCTTTTTGTCAGTCTTGCTGTCATTTTGACATAGGGATAATTGCCTTTGTCCAAATTGTGACATAGGGAAACATCCCTTTGTCTGTCCAGGTTCGGACAAAGGGAAAATGTCCTATGTCCGTCCGGAACCTGACAACGGTATATTTCTTGCTTCCCGACACGCCTATCACCAACCTGATTGCCGTGTGGGATAGCATGCAAAATTTGAGAATTTCACACATCGTTTTTGCTTTCTGTCAACGCCGTTTTCCTTGCTGTGCAAGGGTTATGACGGCCGATGACACTCATTTACAAAAGTTCCCCACGGAAAGCCGATTTTTGAAATGCAAAAGTTTTGTTATTGGGTGTCACTGGGTGTCATTTTGCCGAACAGCAACCATGTCACGGCACTCAATCATGCCAAGGCAATTCTTCGCTTTCGTCATCAAAATCCGATTTCAGACGCAGACCGAAGTAGAACGCGCCTGCGGCTGTTTTACGCCAGTTGAATCCCGCGCCGGTCAGCGCAGCCTTGAAATCGCCCGACCCGCGTGCCCATTCATGCTTGTCGATGCAGTATGTACGGTATGCGTCATACAGGTCGCCGGCACGCTGCTCATGCTCCGGCGCGACGACACAGCATTCTTCAATAAACGTATTCAGCCAGTCGTTGTCAAAACGGTAATCGGCAATCGCCTTGGTAACGCACTCCGGCTGTGCGATATGGTAGTTCGCTGTAATGAATCTGTGAGCGCCTTCGATGATCCAAGTCAGGATCGCACCGCCGCAATGCTCGACAAGGTGTTCGGTATAGTTCATGACCTCTCCCTGCATCCCGCGGAAACGCGCATTGAACGGCACGACAACCAATCTGTCCCAGGTGCCGTTATCGGTTGTTCCGACTTTCGGCAGGTGGTTCGTATACAGCACGGTTGAGTGTGACGGAATAAAGCTGAACGGATCCTTGTATTTCTTCTCCGCCTGTATCGGGTCTGTGCTGCACAGCTTCTTCACGATTGCTGTATCCAACCGCATACCTTCTTCCAACTCAGCCGCGATCACGAGACGCTTGCCGCGCAGCTCTGCGTACTCCGGTGATTTGTTTTTCCTGCAATTCACCGTCAGTGTTTCCGCGGACAGGCTCCCGGCGTAGTCGCCCAGCACGCGTGCTTTTGCGTTGTAGAATGTACTCTTGCCGTTACCGCCTCTGCCGTATGCGACGTTCAGCTTTTCAACGTATACACCGCCGACCGCCTCCATACCGGAGCAGAGCTGCAAATACTCCTGCAGCGCTTTGTCGCCGCACGTCAGCCGATCAAGGAAATCGTACCACTCACCCTTACCTTCGAGCGACGGCGAGACGGCAGTCATCTTCGTACAGTAATCTTTCGGATCATGCGGATATATCCTTCGCGTCCGAAAATCCACGATGCCGGACGGCGTATTCAGCTTAAAGCCGTCTTTATCTAATTCCTGCACGCTGATCTCCACGGCAGGACGCGCTTCGGTCAGGGTAGCGGCGATACGACTCGTTTTACGTCTGTCTAACACAAACGACCGGTAGCACAAAGCGTCGGCGATTTCTTTTTTCGCTGCTGCCTGCTGATCGTCATCTCCGGCTTCTACCGCCGCATCATAACGCGCCCGTGCCTGCTTCAGACGTGCACGCGCATCCGCAAGCTGCCTGTCCGTAAGTTCCTGCGCCAACCGCTGCGCGTGTAGTTCGCTCTCGTTCCACTTCTTGCCGTCATAAACCAGCCACTTTGTCGCTGCACTGTACCGCAGTTGATCACCGTACAGATTCACGAACACACGTGCCTGTCCGACATCGGTATAGTCTGTCGGCATAACACAATCCGCGAAATCCTGTGCTCTGTATTCCGACGGCGACACATATTCCGGATTTGTTGCTATGGCGGATTCATAATGCGC